ACACCATATACGGCAATATTATCAGGAAACTTCATTAACGCCCCACAAACATAGTTGGTAACTTGTTTCGACGGTCAAACCTATACCAGCAGCAATTGTCTTTACCTGCACCTTCGCTATCCGGTATCCACTTGACCCGCCCGATCGACACGATCATTTCACACATTAACATATACGGTGCCGATTGCCTTGTATGCATCCAGTCCGCGTCAAACAACAACCATGTCGGTCGCAAAGCCGCGCACCTTTCGATGATCTGATGCAATACCACACGTTCCCAAGGCGGATTCGTAATGATAAACCGACACCCTTGCACGTCTTCTTCCGTAAGAAATGACGCATCTTTACGACCTATCCAATCTGCCTGTGGTTCCGCATCATATGCCTCAACACACAAATGCCCAGCAGCTTCTAAATGAGCCGATAGAACCCCTGCCCCAGCACACGGCTCACAAAACCACGCACATTCTGGCAAATGTTTAAGAAGCGGTAATACGGCCTCTTTGGGGGTTGGGTAATAGTCCATAGGGTTGCGTTCAAAGTCCGATCGCTTGCCCATTATTTAAACGTCCAATAACTAGTTGGTTTCCCACGATACGGTTCCAAGTCAACGCCGGGCAACAAATCCTTAACAACCTTGGAATAGCTAATCGCCCCTTCGCGTTCCACTTTTGTAAGGCTATGTCCATCAATGTAACAAGGCTCACCACCAGCAGCCACAACCATTTTCTCAAGCAACTCAGCCTTACGATCTTCCGATGCTTTCATATCTTGAATTAAGTCCCAATACTCTGCCGCTAACTGGCGAAGTTCAGGCTTATCGTTTTCCTTTTTACGCGGCTGCAGATGTTTCTCAGACAACATAGGGTGGGTGCTTTCCACCAAGTATCTTTGATAGAACGCCAATAGCGCAGGCATGCTCGCGTTAATCCATGGTTCATCATATGAGATTATTTCATTCCGCGAATCGGTAGGCGTCCATTGATAAAAGTGGCACCATGGCTTTCCTGTAATAAATAACTGTATCTGGATCTGGGCGTAATAATGCATCTGCATGGCAAGCGGCTTGAACTGCACTGGGGCTTTTTCATTCCGAAGGCTATAAGGGCATTTGACTTCAATAAGTCCTTCTTGGCCTACCAGACCGTCAGGCGAAGCGCCTAACCAATGCTCATGCGTATAAAACCCTGCTGGCATAACCCTAATACCAGTTTCCAATTCATATTGCCCGATCGCGTTTGGCTCATTAGCCGTTCCCCAATCCGTAGCTACATTTCCAATAAACTCGGACGGTGCGTCAAACTTTTCTCGTACCATGCGACGAAGAACATCATCAGGTTTCATAAAAGGAGATAACCCAAGAATAGCCCCCACGGCTGATCCTGTTATGCGACCACGTCTTGCGGCAAACCACTCTTCACTTCTTTGTTCCACTTGCTTTCTCCGTCTGGGGCCGAAGCCGTTTTAATCTTTTAATGGCATTTTCTGGATAGGTTCGGCTTATGTGCATAATAGAAATAATCTCTTCTATTTTACGCCGCCGATCGCGTTGTTCGCTTAAATCGCTGGTAACAACTTCATTCTCAAAATCTTCTAATTTCATAACCGTTTTACGGCAGGCTTTAATGACCGATCCATAATCAGGTTCTTCAATGTAGGAGGATTCAATTAAATCTTCACCGCGTTTTTCTGCTTTGGTTTTTGGTTCATAAAGTTCCCGAACCCGCGGCAATAAACCAAACTCTTTCATGTAATCAAAAACAATATCGTTCAACGTTATAGATGCTTCTGTAAACACCATTTGATTCATGTTTTGATCTCCATGTTAAAGAGGGGAAGGCAGATGAAAAACCCGAAAAACCCACCTTCCCCCCTACTAGCACCATTCCCCCTCAGAACGGCACTTCGTCGTCAATCATTCCGCGAGTAACCTTTACGGGTTCGGGTTTGACATTATTCTTTGGTCCCACTGAGGCAATATAATTACCCTTCGCGGTCTTATCTTTGCTTTCCCATGTCTTTACTTTGATTGTCATAGGAACGCTTGTCAGGTGTAACTGTAACGCTTCATCAGAGGGCATTTTACCGCTCTTTAAAAGTTTGCCACCTGCGTTTTGATCAATCGCAACAAGCATACGTTTTGCCTTATCGCGCTTGGTATCTACATCGCCTTCCCACATAGGATTGGGATCAGCCACCCACAATTTGTGAAAAATCTTACGGTTCTTCAATTCAACAGGCGCAAGGATTGACCAACGGAGGGAGATAAACTTCTGCCCGTCCATGTAAGTGTCCCAACCCGCCAAATCGATAATGGCCGTACAATTGGTGTTGTTTGGAATAGGCTCAATGTCACCACCTCCAACCTCAAACTGAGTGCCAGTTTTGGTAATATCTTCACCGTCACTTAAATCCCAAAAATTATCCATTTGCCTTCTCCTTCTTATTTGCACGAAGCGCAGGAATATGATCGGTCAATGGATTGACGCCTATCTGCACAGGTAGTGGTTCATTGATACCAAAACGATTCTTTGAAACGTTAGCGGCCGATGCATGGCAAACAAGAATACGAGTACCATCAGAAATGGCTTTTTTCTTGTCTCCTTCGCCTGTCGTAAAGGTTTCTAATTTGAGATATCCAACAAGGTCTACATCATCGACGTAGTTAGGTTCCGACTTACCACTTAAACGCAAACCCCATTTTGAGAATGATTCGTCGTCTGGCGGGTTTTCCGTACCAACCTCACTGTGGGCAATAAACACGGTGTGCATATTACGCTTGTCGGCCAAGATACCTGCCGCCTTACGAATACGGGCATGCATACCCGCAACCATGGAAAGACCGGCTCCATAGCCACCCATTGCCTGTTGTATGCTCTTTGGTTTTTTGGGATCTGTATCAACGACATATTGAATAAACATACGCTCCAAAGCGGTAACGCTGTCAACAATAAGAGTTTTGTAACTATGTTCTTCACTTGTGAGGGCAAATAGCTGATCCCACAATTCTTCTGGCTTGGTTAACAATGGAAACGCATCTGGTCGCTGACTGGACGGGATTGCTTGAAGGCCATCCTCTGCCCGAATTACGATCGGATTAGGAAAAGTGACCGCCAAGGTGGTCTTTCCCATACCCGCATTACCAAAGATTGTTGCAATTACTGGCCTGTCGGCTGGTTTACTTATCGTATCTAAAACGCTCATTGAGCACTCCTCTTGCTTCTACGCCTTGACAAATGAACCTATTCGGAGTGATTGTCAACAACGCAATGTGGCGAGGGAATACTTTGAGATGGATATAGACACACTGACACGCATACGGACGGCCCTAGCCGATCGTAGACTAGATAAAGTCGCTTTACAGACTGGTCTGCACGAGAATACGATTCGCTCTATTGCGTCGGGTAAGAACAAAAACCCTACATTATCCACAATTGAGCGGTTAGTGGCTTACCTGTTCCAAGAGAAATAAGATGCAGAAAAGTTTTTGGGAGGCGGGTTACCGCGTATTCGGGCTTCATCCTATCCAAAGGGACGGCTCATGCGGGTGCGGTAATCCTAAATGCAATGCTGTTGGCAAACACCCCCTAGCCACAAACTGGCAGCACACGCCCCATTGGTCCGAAGATCAAATCGATGTCATGGCAGAGGTTGGCCAATTCGATACCGGATACGGCGTCCTCGTCCGCGGTCTTATTGTCATTGATGTGGATGCCCGTAACGGCGGTGTCGAATCATATGAGAGGCTATTGGCTGATGTCCCCGCTATTGGTGGCGCAGGGTTAATTGTTCAGACTGGGTCAGGCGGTGGCTCCAAGCACCTATATTTCAAATGCGATGAAGGGTTAGCCCTTATCCAACACCATCCCGATTATCCCGGTATCGACTTTAAATCGTCTGGTTTCGTCGTAGGGCCGGGGTCGCGTCATGTTTCCGGTAACACCTATGTTACCCTTGTGGGATCGCCCACCGAAATAGACCAAGCCCCCGCAGAATTGATCCACGGCCTGTCCAAACCCGATCGGCATCGAGCCTACACCCCCACGGGAACCGTGGACGTATCACACGATGATCTTGCGGATATGTTGTCCTACATTAATCCTGATATCGACCATGAAACATGGATCCGCTGCGGTATGGCTATCCACCATGCGACCCTAGGTACGGGGTTTGACGTATGGGACGACTGGTCATCCAAAGGCAAGAAATACCCCGGCCGAGACATTCTTGAACGCCGCTGGCACTCATTTGGCAAAGCCATCAATCCCGTTACCCTTGGGACACTGATCCACTACGCCGAGGGCGCAGGATGGGTGCAACCCGTTACCTTTGAGCCGAATGGCGATGACGATCTGCCCGTTGTCGATGAATACCAAGCCAAGCACATAGACATTTCCAATATCGATCTCAAACGGCCACCGGGCTTTGTGGGAACCGTTGCGGAGTGGATACACGACCAATGCCGTTACAAGCGGGAAAAACTAGCCGTAGCCGCAGCCATCGTTGCGATCGGGGATATTATTGGCCTACGCTATTCTGACGATGTGAGCGATGTGACTTCTAACGTGTTCGCCTTCTGCGTGGCCGCGTCCGGTACTGGTAAGGAATCAATCCAACAAGCCGCCTTTGAAATCCATAAGGTCGTAGGCATTCAAGAGCCAGTGTATTCCACGATTAAGTCGGAACAGGAAGTCATCCGCAATCTTACCCGTCACCAACCATCTTATTACCAAATCGACGAGGTCGGTATCTTTTTGGATAAGGTTAAGAATGCCCAGAAACGCGGCGGTGCGGTATATCTTGAAGGCGTCCTTGGTATCCTCATGTCGGTATATTCCAAAGCCAATGGCTGGATGCCCCTGTCAGGCGATGTCCGCGAATCGGTTAGCGGTATGATTAAAAAGGAAATAAGCCAACGAGAGAACAAGTTAGAAGAGGGTGCTAATCCTACGATTGAAAGAGAACTTGTTGAGTTAGAGCGGTCTTTGGAACAATTAAGGTCGGGTTTGAGACAGCCATTTTTGTCCCTTTTAGGGTTTACAACAGGTATTACGTTTAGTGGACTGGTAACCCAAGAGACGGCTGCCAATGGGTTCTTCGGCCGTGCCTTAATTTTTGAAGAGAAGGATGACGTACCACCTGAGAAAAAGAAGTTCCGTAAACGGCCAATGCCATTGGAATTAGAACTTGCTCTCCAGCAACTCTACATGTCTGGCCATTACGATAAGACTGCCACTCGCATTGAGAACTACGGTTCAAAGGTGAGAATATCTACCACGCCAGAGGCCGAGGATATGTTGGAAAATGCCATGGAAATCATGCATAGCCTTGCTGAAGACCATACAGAAAAGTCTGGCATGTCGTCCCTGTTTCTTCGTGCCAAGGAATTAATCGCTAAGATATCGTTTATCCTAGCCGTACCGGAAGGTATCCGTACTGTTGAACACGTTCGTTGGGCTTATGCCCTCGTCCGCCGGGATGCAGAAGAAAAGACCCGCCTTGTGGTTGGTAACGATCGAGTGAAAGACGCCCCCAAGACTGCTTTGGTAAGCCGATTGGAAAGCCTGTTAGAGCGTGAAGATGGGGAAACGTTTGGTGTTATTGTTAATAAACTACGTGCTTTTAAGAAAGAAGATATAGAGCGTACCCTTCAAGAAATGTTGCGAAGCGGCCAAGCTGTTCTTGAGGAATCCATTCACCCACGCCGCAAAATCAAAGTGAAAAGGTTTAAACTGAAATGACGATCAATCTTAAAGACCATATGGAAAAGAAGAAGCAAGAGAAGCACGTTAAAGCCTATGACAAGATTGGCGCAGCCGTTGATGGTATGACGATTGGGACTGTTTTGCATATCTTGGCATCATTCACCGCATCGGTGTTGGATAAAATGGATGAACCTGATCGTAGCAAAGCCGCTACGGTGTTCTCGTCTGTCATCATGGAAAGCAAAGAGGAATCTGTACAATGAACTACATCATAGAAGCAGAATGCGAACGTACCGTTTGTCCAATGGGTGTTGGTGCAAATGTAATACACCATAATGGTGTACCAGCGGGTAAGGCTTGTATTGGTCGCAAGTGTGCTGGATGGCGGTGGGAAACCATCGTCGATAGTTGGAATGACGAAACAGAAACGTGGGATACCCATTACAGCGATATTTTTGGTTTTTGCGGTATTGTAGGAGAGTGAGTGATGAACCCTAAGTTCGGTGACACCATAGCCGTATGGTTCTCATGTGGTGCTGCCAGTGCGGTTGCCGCTAAAAAGACCATTGAACGGTATAGTGAACAGTGCCTGATCCGTGTTCTTAACAATCCAGTGATAGAAGAAGATCAGGACAACAGGCGGTTTCTTAATGATATCCAAGCATGGTTAGGCATTCCAATTGAGATTGTAACGTCTAAGAAATACCCATCTGCATCGGCTGTTGATGTATGGGAAAAACGTCAATTTATGAGTGGCCCTATGGGTGCGCCTTGTACTTTGGAATTAAAGAAATATGCACGGCAAGAATGGGAAAAAGAAAACCATGTAGACTGGCACGTTCTTGGATTCACGGCCGATGAAAAGAAACGCCATGACAGATTCGTTCTAACTGAACGCTCAAATGTTTTACCTGTTTTGATAGATTATAATATTACCAAGACTGACTGTTACGCCATTCTGCAAGCCGCTGGTATTACCCTTCCTCGTATTTATTCTCTTGGTTACCCAAATGCTAATTGCATCGGCTGTGTTAAGGCTACGTCAGCCACATATTGGAGCCATGTAAAAGACACCCATCCTGAAGTTTTTGATGCTCGAGCAGAACAGTCCCGCCGTATAGGTGCCAAACTGGTCCGGTATAAAGGCAAACGAATGTTTTTGGATGAGTTGCCAGTGGGTGCTAAAGGCCGTCCCATGAAAAACATGGACATTGAATGCGGTCTTTTTTGCGAGGAAAAATAATTTTATTTTATTGTTGACACGATCCGAACCATGTATATAGTGGGTCTTGTTCAGGGCGATCCTGACTAGATAGGAGATTAGAGATGACACACGTTGAAAAAGTAATGACCGAATATGGTTTCGCATTCATTCAATCCGGTGACAATTGCACGGCTTATCGCAAAGACAACCTTGATGGTTCCTACTTCCTTGTAACAAACGAAAGCGGTCTTCACGCTCCTGAAGAACCAAATGAGACCATTCTTGTTTGTTATTGTGAAAGTGAGGACGATGAACTTTCTTGCGATTCCGTATCTTTTGACGAATTTGAACGTCACTTTATGATTTGATAGGAGATAGAAATGACCCGCATTGGTGCAAACTTTAAAGATGAAAAAATTGCTCAAGATTGGGCAAAGGTTAAGGCAAAAGTTAATTCCAAAATTGAAAAGATTGACGGCGGTTGGCGCGTCACTTGGGATACCAAATTAGTTAAAAATGATAAGTAAGGAGATTAGAGATGTACGCAAAATCTTATGAAAACGTAAACGGTCAAGACATCATCATTTACCATGTGTTCCCACCCGTACCCATTCGTAATTGGGATTACCAAGCGGGATTTGCCAAAGATTATGGTGAAGAGGATGCCATATATGGCGAAGGCGCAACCATCCAAGAAGCTATCCAAGACCTATTTGATAAAAAGGAGTTTCACGAAGATGTTTAATACAATTCGCGCAGAAGCACAGTCCCACGCCCGTACAAGTGGACTTCCTACCGATAATCCGTATCCAAAAGGCACATCATATCATGAGGTATGGGATCAAGGTTTTATGGATGGACTACTTATCATGCGCCGTCTTTATGCGGAGACTTTAAAAGATTACAATCAACTATTAGATGATCATCATAGAGTTGAAAAAGAATACCAATCGTTCGTAACAGAAATGGGGTACTGATATGCAAGAATTTTTAAAAGAACAGATTCCAGAGTTTGGTGACATTCTAAATGTACCCGTCGAATATATGGAAGTGTCTTTCAGGACTGCTAACGTGCTCAAGAACCAAAACATATGTACGATGGGTGACTTGATTAAAAAAACGGAAGAGGAAATGCTACGATACCAAGCCTTTGGTCGAAAATCCCTTAACGAACTTAAAGAAATCCTCGCCGAGTTTAACTTAACCTTCGCAACTGATACGGAACAATAATATGCCAAGAGGCCGCAAGAAAGGCGCAAGCCACAAATACACCACCACATATCTGGATGACGCTCTTGAAATGATATACGGTGGCAAGACCATGTCACAAGTGGCCAGAGAACTAGGTGTCCATCGGCAAGCCCTTCATCGGGCGTTTAAACTACAAGGCAAACTACCACGAAAGGTATTGTGATGAGTAGCGAGGTCTTAATAGAACGCCTTCGGGAAAAGGCAAACAACGAAGATGAACCCGATCGTGAACTGTTACGCCTCGCCTTCATGCGCCTTAAACACGTAGAAGAAGCCTTGGCTTTCGTGGGAAATGTGTGTATTCAAGAAAACTCTGAGTATGCAAAGGCTTGCGCCCTCGTCGCTCATAACGTTTGGCATTTAGATCCATTTACAGATTACCAGTTGCATAAGGTGACCCTACAATGAGAACCCCTTCCATCGCAGAATTGTTCGTAGCCCTTGTTTACGCCATGCGTAACAATAACCTTGCGCGTGTGAAGAAACTCCGTAAGATGATCGATGCGTCCCTTCCTGTGGCGCACCTCCCATGACTTAGGCTCCCTTCGGGGAGTCTTTTTTTTACCATGAGAATGATATGAGATATTTATCGGTCTGTTCTGGAATAGAAGCCGCCACTGTCGCTTGGCATACCCTTGGATGGGAACCACTGGCATTTAGTGAAATAGAAAAGTTTCCTCGCAAAGTGTTAGAACACCATTACCCCGACACGCCGTTGCACGGTGACTTTACCCTCCTACGCGAACAGCAATGGATTAAAGACGCCGATATCCTTGTTGGTGGAACCCCATGCCAAGCGTTCTCTGTGGCCGGACTACGCAATAGCCTTGACGATGACCGTGGTAACTTAACCCTAGAATTTGTGAGACTTGCAGATGCAATTGACGATCTTCGACGTATTGGAGACGGAACCATCATCGTCTGGGAAAACGTCCCCGGAGTTCTCTCCGTCAAAGACAACGCCTTCGGATGTTTCCTCGGTGCAATTGTCGGAAATGATGCCCCCCTCGTCCCGACAGGGGGAAAATGGACAAACGCTGGTATGGTTGTGGGACCGAAAAGACGTGCAGCGTGGCGCGTTCTCGACGCTCAATACTTTGGAGTGGCCCAACGACGCCGCCGTGTGTTCGTTGTCGCAAGTGCTAGAGACGGATTTGATCCCGCAGAAGTTCTTTTTGAGCGCGAAGGCTTGCGAAGGGATACTCCGCCGAGCCGACAAAAGGGGCAAGAACCTTCCGCCACAATTGCAGCACGCTTTGGAATCAGTCGCAACAACCATGAAGAAGTAGTGTCGCAATATACTGAAGAGGTATCGCCCACATTAACCAAAGAAGGTACTGGCGTATCTCGCCCGGGATTTCAAGAAGATGGATGGTATGTTG